ACCTTGTGGATTTCAACGCTACACAGGCGGCTATTCGCGCGGGATATTCAGCAAAGACAGCATACTCCCAAGGTCAACGTTTGTTGAAAAAAGTTGAGGTTTCAGAGGAGATTAAAAATCGCCTTGATGAAAAGGCGATGAAAGCCAATGAGGTATGGCGACGACTTTCTGATATGGCACGTAGTGATATGGGCGACTTCTTGGATATCGAAAGTATGTCATTTGATATCTCACTCAAAAAGGCGAAGGAACTAGGAATTACCCATCTTATAAAAAAGGTAAAGCAAAGAACGACAATGAAGTCAAGCAATAAAGAGGAAGATGACGAGGAAACGCATACTCTTGAAATAGAATTGTATGATGCCCAAGCCGCGTTAGATAAAATAGCCCGAATACACGGCATGTATAAGGATAGCCTGCATATACCGGAACTCGATAAGATTGTTGTCAATTTGAAAGGCCAGGATGGCAACCCGTGAAGTCGAAATTGGTGTTGAGGTATTCAATACGGTTTTTATCCCGCACCTTAAAAACTACGGACGCACACAGATACATTTTGGAGGTAGTGCTTCTGGCAAGTCTGTGTTTCTGGCGCAGCGCTGCGTATATGACTTGATGAGCGGCGGGCGCAACTACCTAGTCGTGCGCCAGGTGGCGCGCACCATTCGCGGCAGCGTGTTCACCGAGATATGCCGTGTGATTGCGACCTGGAATGTTGGCGGGTTGTTCGCCATCAACAAAAGCGACATGCTGATTGTCTGCTCCAATGGCTACCAGATCATCTTCGCCGGACTGGACGATGTGGAAAAGATGAAATCGCTGGCACCAGATAGGGGAGCGATCACCGATATTTGGATTGAAGAGGCAACGGAGATTGAGAAGAACTCGCTCAAGCAGCTCTACAAACGGCAACGCGGCGGAGACGAGGCCATACCTAAGCGCTTGACGATGAGTTTCAACCCGATCATGTTGAGCCATTGGATCTATGAGGAATATTTCAGCAAGATTGGCTGGGCAGATAAGCAGACGGAATATCAAGACGATGAGTTATCGATACTAAAGACGACTTACAAAGACAACCGCTTTTTGACTACGGACGATATAAAGGATCTGGAGAATGAATCAGACAAATACTACTACACCGTCTATACACTGGGTAACTGGGGAGTGTTGGGGAATGTCATATTCACCAACTGGCGGGTGGAAGACCTGGTATCAATCAGGGATCAATTCACCAACCGAAGAAGTGGATTGGACTTCGGATTTTCAAGTGATCCGGCAGCAGTGGCGATTTCTCATTATGACCGGATGCGTAAAACAATTTACGTCTTTGGTGAACTTTATGAAACTGGTCTTACGAACGATGTTCTGGCGGTTGAGGCAAAGAAATTGATTGGTAATGACCGGGTGGCCTGCGATAGTGCAGAACCTAAATCAATAGCAGAGTTGCAGAACTATGGCATTGACGCATACCCGGTAAGGAAGGGCAAAGATTCGGTAAACTTTGGGATAGACTGGCTGAAGCAGCAAACAATTATTATAGACACCTCCTGCATCAACACCCGCAACGAGTTCCAGCAATACAAGTGGAAAGAGGACGCAGGCGGACATGCACTGAAGATGCCAGTCGATAAGAACAATCATTTGATGGACGCGCTGCGCTACTCGTACGAGGACGATATGGACATGGGTTCGTTCATCTTATTTGGAGCATAGCATGAATAACAGACATAGCGCAGTAAAAATGATAGCCAATATCCCAGCCTGGGCGGAGGTATTCAACGCGGGCGAGTTCAGTGACGTGGACAGGTTGACTGACGCAAACGGCGCCTATTCAAAGGTGCCACTGGTATTCAGGGCAGTCAACATCCGCTGCAAATCTCTGACCGCTATCCCGTTTCACCTGCACAAAGGCGACAGCGAAGATGTAACCGAATGGGACGATGTGTTTACCACGCCGTTTAAAGACCTATTATGGCATATTGAAGCATCCAAACTCCTGGCCGGTTTCTGTCTGTGCCTCATCAATGACAATGTGGAGGAGGGGCGTCGCTTCGGCTTGCAGTGGCTAAACCCGGCCTCCATCACTATTGATGTGAAGCAGGAGAAGGACGAGAACGGCTTGCCTAATACCGTGCGTACCTTCAAGCAGCGCGTCAATGGCGTGGAGTATGGACCCTGGACAGATGACCAGGTTGTTTTCTTCCGCGACTTCAATCCGGCAGACGATATGGGCAAAGGATTGGCGGCGGCACAGGTCGCGCTGGGGTCTGCCCAGCTCCGCCACTATGTCAGACGCTTTGCGTCTTACTTCTTCGAGGGCGGGGCTATGCCGGTGACAGTGCTGGGCGTGGAAGGCAACCCACCACCAGAAGAGATAAAGCGAACTGAGGATTTCTTCAAGCGTGTTGGACGCGGAATACGCAACGCTTTCAATGTGATTGCCTTACGTGGCGCAGTCAAACCAACCAATGTCACGCCGCCACTTGACACCCTGGATATGCCGGGGCTGAACGAATTGACCATCAAGGATGTGGCCTTCGCTTTCGAGTTGCCCGAAACGCTGTTGACCGATGCGGCCAATTTTGCAACCGCGGTCGAGAATATGCAAAGCTACTATACCGATACGGTCATCCCGCGCGCCGACACCACCTGTGAAGACCTGAATAAGCAATACCTTGATGCTGTTGGCTACACCATCGAAGCCGATCCCGAGGAGATGTCGCTGTTCCAGGAGGACGAGGCTGACCGCGCCCAATCTCTGTCGCTGTTCATGGATGCCATAGCCAAATGCAAGACAGAATCGATGGCGCTGGCGATGTTGGCAGAGTTCGGTTTTGATCTGGATGAGAAGATGATAGCCGCGATCAGCGAATATTTCCAGGATAAACAGGCAAACGCTGAGGTTATGGCTGAGAGACTTGGACAGAAGCCGAATGGCGCAGAACAGGAGTCCGTACAAGAGCCGACCCCCAAATCATTAGACTTGGCAAAGTGGGAACGTAAGGCTCTCAAGCGGCTGAAGGAAGGCGGATCACCCTTATTGGTTGATTTCGAGAGTGACAATATTAACGCGGATGATAGGAAGCGTATTAAACTTGGATTGACAACCGCCAGGACTGTTGATGAAGTCAAGGCGGTATTTGCCATGCGGGGCGATGACCAACCCGATGCCGTTGCTGTGCTGGAAGGAATCAGATTGGGCATTGAGGCGCTGAAGTATAATGAAAGTCATGATGAATTAGGCAGGTTCGCATCTGACGGCGGGGGTAGTGGATCATCGGGGGGTGGTAGAGAAAGTGGTGGAGGCAATGGGGGCGGTGATTTCGAGAGAGAACCCGGAGCCAACAGCATAGATAAGATTGATGATTATACCTTGGGTGGTTCGGCAGTAATCAACCGTACATTCGAAAATAAGAAAGAAATACAGAATCATATCGAGACTCATATAGATAAATTTGTTGAGGCTGCCGGAAGTCGTGATGGAATGTATGCCTTAGGAAATGTCGAGAAAATAGTAATTAATAATTTTGAAGTCCACGGAAATTCTACCAGTGTTGATTTTCATATTAAGTTGCAAGCTAGCATGAGCGAGATAGACGAGGAAGGTGGTCCTAGCGATTGGGAACATATTACTGCATCAAATCTCGGATTGACCAGGCATTGAGGCACTTAAGATTGACAGGAAGGTGGAGGCATAATATGAAATGTCAATATTGTGGTAATTTGGGCAATACAATAGAAGGAGAACCGTGTAAAACCTGTGGCGCGCCTATAGTCTTTAAGCAAGATCCTATAGAGAGTGGAGGCGTGATACAAGAAACTGGAGGCTTTTTAATACCACCCTATATATCAGTAGAACGGCATGGAGTTCGTGCTGCCATTTGGAGATTTATCGGCAATCATCTTCATAGAGACGATTGGTATGAAAAAGGCATGGATTCCATCTATGTGGCCGATCAAATAATTAAAAAGTTGGCCGAGATAATAGCCGCAGAAGAGAAGGTCAATGCCTGACCTCATTACCGCCATCCTCTCCGCCGCGTCCTGGGCTGAAGCGCGGGGCATACCGCTGCCGGATGACCTGTGTTATGATTTGGCTTGTCTCAAGGCAACTATACCGCCGCGCGACAAGAAAGAGCCAGGAAGGTTGGAAAAAGAGAAGTTGGAGCAGCGCATCTATCGTGCCGTGAGTCGCTACTTCAAGCGCCAACAGGAAAAGTTGCTGGCGAAGTTGGAGCAGCAATATCCAGGGCGCAAAGCGACTGTCGCGCCTCCTAGTATCCTAGATGACCTATTCGATGACGAGGAGTTCGATGCGGAGATATTGGCGGAGTTGATATTGGCTAGCAAAGAGGGCGTGGCTCTTTTTGGGCAATCCGTCACTATCGGCATGGACTGGACTCTGACCAATTCACGGGCGGTAGATTGGGCGCGGCAATACACTTATGACCTGGTGAAGGAAATAGATGCAACCACGCGGGAAGTGCTTCAAGGCGCTATTTCAACGTTTGCTGAAACGCCGGGGATGACGCTGCGGGAGGTCGTGAATATATTGCCATATGATGACAGCCGTGCTCTTAGGATTGCCATTACCGAGACTACGCGGGCATTCGCACAAGCCAATCTGTTGGCAGGCCAGGACTTGAAGAAGGAATGGCCGGATGTGCGCGTCATCAAGACATGGTTTACGAATAACGACGAGCTGGTCTGCGATATCTGTTTACCGTTAAACGGAATGGAAGTGGAGATAGACGATAGGTTTGTAAATCCAGATACCGGCGATGAATTTGATTGCCCGCCTGGGCATGTCAACTGCCGTTGCTGGATGGATTCGACTACGGATATATTAGCCAATGCCTAACGATTTTATCAAGATCGAAGTCAAAGGAATAGAAGAGTTACAACGAGCACTCCAGCAGTTTCCGCGCCAAGTGCAACGATATCTGGCTGCAGCAGGCAAAGAATCGGCGGAGAAGATATTGGATACAGAAGGATTGCGGAAATATCCACCCGCCGATAGCGCCAATGCGCCACCCACGCCGTATTACAAG